TCGCCGGCTCTGACGTAATCATTCTCGAGGCTCGTCCGTTGCTCCGATAATGCGTTCGAGTCGGGGCCGATAAATTTAGCGTCGGCCTCGGGATTCGGGAGGTTCAAATAAGCGCCGGAACCGATAATCGGTTTCGCCGATCCGTCGCCTGGGTTTCCCTCGTCGCTCATTCCGAGGTCGTACCCGATCAGGACGAGCGTATCCTGGCCGGACATAAACAGGGCGCTCCGGTGATCGGCCTCGCCTCGATAGATCGCGAGCGATAGATTCGCGAGATTAACCAGCGGGACGTCGGCCGGCTTTGTGGCCAGGTCGGTCGTATTGACAAAAACGAACGGGATCTCGTCGAGGGTTTTCCCTCGGATACTCGGGACGATCGCCTCCTGGAGTGAGCCGTCTCGCTCGACCTGGCTCGTGTACACGTCCGAGGCGGCGTCGCCGAGACTTAGGGCTCTATATCGAGGGACGAGGTTCCAGGTAAATTTATCGCCCGTGTCGCGCTCGAATCGGGTCTCGTCCAGGACGACGAACAATAACCGGCGGATCGCTTCCTTTCGTTTCTGGTCGTCGGTTTGTTTCGGGTCGGCGGTTTGCGTCAGATCGTCCCAGTTAATGACCTGGGGCGCTGGATAATTAACGATAACCGGCAAGTCCCTCGACGGATCGACGTCGACCAGGAGGCCCAGGCGGCCATATAGGAGCTGATTCATGTGGATCTGAACGAGGAGATCATTTAGCGACTCGGCTTTCGGGGTTGCGATCTCGCGCATATCCTCGAGGGCGGCGGGGAGCTCGATATTCGCCGGCTCCCGATCCAGGATTCCGGCCAGGGCTCGGACGGTTTCCTTTACCAGGTCGGGGAAAAAGGCCCGCGTCAAATAGGAGGCGTATAACTGAGCGCCCTCGTCGTCGGCCTTAGTCAGGCCGAGGGCTCTCATTCCCGAGGTCGCAGGCAAGTATAAATTTTTCTGCGCTTTGACGTGGCGCTGGCCCTCGTTCGTGTCGAACATTAATTTCCAGTCGGGTTGCCAGGCCAAATAATCAGGGTGTGGATTTGAGACGGCGGAGCCGCCGCCGGCGGCGGTTTGAGGTGTCGTGATTCCTGGTTGTAATGGTGCGGTCGTATTGGTTGCTAGTGTCGACATTGTCGGGCTCCTGTAATTTAAACCGACAGCGTCTCACACGCCGTTAATATTTCGACCGTTTAATGGGCTCCTCGAATGGCGCCCGAGATCGGTCGACCTGGTTGCCTGACGGCTCGATGATACGCACGAGAGAAAGCGTCGACCTGGTCGGCAAATGCGCCACCAGGGAACGCGCAGAGCTCGGCCATAAATTCGCTATTCCATGCGCCCCGAACTATGTAAACATTGCCCGCCTCGGCTTGTGCGGCCGGAGCGGCGGCTCGGACTGATTTATCGCCAGACTCCGGCGAGTAATGAATCCGATAACTCGGAAAATCCGCTGCTATGTCTATCGCTTGCGCTTTTCCGGCCTGTCCTGGATCTTGAGGAAAATCGATTGTTACGCCTTTCCCGTCAAGCTCCCCGACGTCTCTCATTGTTTTACGAACTTTACCAGGCGATCCTCGAAAACGATTCACGTCCTCGATATAAATTTTACGCCCGACATAACGCAAACGCAAACCGACCGTATAGGCGGCCGTCGAGGCGTTGCTGGCCGTGGCGTCGGTCGCCGCGAGATCCCATCCTCGAACCACGGCCCCGCCTTTCGGTGCGGCGTCGACGAATCTCTCCTCGAACCAGGAGCGTTTAAACAGTCCGCCCTCTCGAGGGTGTGGCCGTTGCTGGAGCTGGCCGGCGGTTGCATAGCTCCCGATCTCGACCTCGAGGCCGGCGAGGCGCTCCTCGTTAAACAGGCCAGGCCAGAGGAGCTCGCGCTCCTCGGTTCGGAAATCGCCAGGCAATTTTCGACCGGACTTTTTGAGCGTGATCGGGACGGATACAAATGGATGCTTTTTTTCGTACCTGGCAGGGAGGCACAAATGAACCAGGTCGGTCGCGTCGGCAATCATGGCGCCGGCATAGTCGCGCTCGTGGAGCCTTTGCATCATTACGCAAACGCCGCCATTCGGAGATCGGACTCGAGTCGGGAGCGCCATCCGAATCCGCTCGACGGTTTGCGATCGCTGATAATCGGACTCGGCCGACTCGACATTGTGCGGATCGTCGAGGATTATAAAGTCGCCGCCCTCGCCCATAATTCCGGACGTCGAGGTCGAGAATCGATAACCGCCTTTGCTGTTTTGGAAACGTGTTTTCTGATCCTGGTCTCGCCTGATCTGGAGCTTAGTCTCGCGCATTGATCCGACGACATTGCCCCACCTTTCTTGATACCAGGGCGAGCGGATCAGCTCGCGAGTTTTGTCCGCGTCTCGGAGCGCCAGGTCGGCGCGGTAACTGGTGGCCATAAACCGGAGCCCTGTCCTCGCGGGTTTCGTCCAGGCCCAGGCGTTTAACAAAACCGAAACGGAAAGGCTTTTCATGTGACCAGGCGGAATATTTAGGAGGAGGCGCGGGATCTCGCCGGCGATAAATGCCTCGAGATACTCGTCCATTAAATCGATATGCCGGCCGCCGATAAACGGGACGGGGTCGAGATGCTTCCACGCCTGGCGCGTAAATATCCGGAGATGATTCTCGCACTCCTCGGCGAGCCTGACCTCGAGCTCGGGGAGGTTTTCGAGTTTAGCCTGGAGCGCCGACGTCACGATCGCGGGCGGCGTGTAATTTCCGCTGCAAAATAACGAGCTGTTCGAGCTCGTCCGGCGTCAGATTATCCCAATCCGGTTGATCGGCCGGCGCCTGGAGCGGCGGGCCGTCGGGGAATTCGTGCGCGAGTGTTTTGCTCGGCTTGTAAAGCGGGTGTCGTGATTTCAGGCATAGCTCGAGGAGCTTGTCCGACTTTGTCGTGATCTTATAAAATTTCGTTTTCTTATCGTCGCCATTGTAGTCGGTATATGGGATCGATTTCGTCTCGCCTTCCATGCCGCGCCTGAACGCCTCGGCCTCGACCTTGTCCATGAATTCCGCCTCGGCGTCGTCCCATAATCCGGCGAATTCTGGATCGCGGGATCTGAGATCATACCAGGAGGAGCGGCCGATCTCGCCGGCCTTTGCGGCCATAGTCACGGCGCCAGTATCCAGGAGCTCGGCCAGGAATAACAAGCGCCGCCGGCGAGTAATCGTTTTTTTTCGGGCCATCACGGCCTCCCTATCGCGTCACGCGGTCGGCTTTTATGTCGGGTTGTAGGGCTCATACAATAACAAAGCGGCGGGCATAGTGCTCGACAAAGTGACAAAACGGCCCTATTCGGTTTCGGTTGCGGTTCAAATTAGCACGATTTCGACGTTATATTGCGCCTCGACGATAGCTCGCTTTAACCTCGATAACGGCGTGTCGATCCCTTTCACGTCCTCGATTACGATCTCGCCGTCTCGGAGCGCGTCGTCTCGATAACGAAAGTCGCCCAGGTAAACAGCTCGCCGGCCGTTCGGATAGCGTTCGGATCGCATAAGGATCGGAGCGTCGTCGGTGCCGAGTTTAAATTTCGGCTGGAGCTCGAGCTCGGTTATCAGGCCGGCGGCCTCGAGGAGCTTTAATTCGCGGTATCGTTTGGCCTCACGTTTTGAGGCGAACCGAATCCCGTCGACGATTTCAGGCTTTGCTCGATACTTGTTTCGACGGTAGCCTCTCACGGGCGGCCCTCTCTCTGAATGAATCGGCTCGCAAATCATAGAGCGCCTGTTTAACGCCTCGAGCGATTCCGGTTAAATGGACGACTTGGCGGACAGGCTTATTTTTTACTCGAGACACTGGCACGACTCGACAGGTCGGATTATTTCGGCGGCCGGCGGCTCCTCCTGGGGACGCCGCTCGAGCGCCTGGAGGATTAGAATATCGAGGATCTGATCGCCCGATTTCTCCGGCGGGAGGATCGTCCGTTTTCTAGCCTCGGGCGCTTTTTTCTGTTTTAGATCTAAAACTGTTTTTTTAACAATGGCGACGGGCTGCGGTTTTGCGACGATCGGCTCGACGA